GATATGGTGTTAATAGCAGACACAGGATCGACTGACAATACTGTTAAGGAAGCCAAAAAATATGGGGCTACTGTTCATTCCATTTCTGTTATGCCTTGGCGTTTTGATATTGCTAGAGATGTGGCACTTTGCTTAATTCCTGCAGACATAGATGTTTGTATTAGCCTAGACCTAGATGAAGAACTGCAAGAAGGTTGGCGAGAAGAAATAGAAAAAGTATGGAAAGAAGATACTACTCGCTTACGCTATAAGTTTGATTGGGGGTGCGGAATTGCTTTCTATTACGAAAAAATCCACCATCGTAAAGGCTACCATTGGCACCATCCTTGCCATGAGTATCCTGTTCCTGACATTCGGACCAATGAAGTATGGGCTTTTACTGATAAATTATTGGTTGTACACAAACCTGACCCTACAAAATCTCGTGGTCAATATCTTGATTTATTAGAAGTTAGCGTTAAAGAAGACCCTAGATGCCCTAGAAATGCGTTTTATTACGCACGGGAACTGACTTTTTACAATAAATGGCTAGATGCAATTGTGGCGCTTAATCGGTATTTAGCTATGCCGGAAGCCACTTGGCAAAATGAACGGTGCTATGCCATGCGTTTATTGGGCAAAGCTTATGACGCTATGGGGCAAGATGGTCGAGAGTGGTATCGTAAAGCTTGTGCAGAAGCCCCTAATACCCGTGAACCGTGGGTAGAGCTTGCTCATTCGTGTTATCTCAAGGGCGAATGGCAGGAGTGCTTTGATTCTGCTACAAGGGCATTAGAGATTAAAGATAAAGAATTTGTATATACAATGGATCCAAGTGTGTGGGGCGCTAAACCGCATGACTTAATTGCTATATCAGCGTATCATTTAGGCAAAAAAGAAGATTCGATAGTACACGGCAAGATAGCAGTTGACTTAGAACCTGCAAATGACAGGCTTATAAACAATCTTAATTACTATCAATCATGAACGAAACAGATGCTCGTTTAAATTCCCACGAAGCCGTTTGCGAAATACGTTATGACTCTATTTGCGCACGGCTAAAACGTATAGAACAAATTTTAATTGGTAGCGCCGCATTTATTGTGGCATCTTTAGTTGCTATCGTGCTTAAAATTCACTAATGATGTATGTCAGACGAACTAGGACTGTCCGTTGGCGCTAAAGGCATCAGCGAAGGGATAAAAACGGGTCGAGAAGCTGGCAGAGAGATTGGCAAGAACATTGAGGATGTTCAAAAAGAAGCGGTAGATGTAGCAAAACAACGTGCGCAAGCAAAAATACGTGAGCGCCGAGAGGCAGAACTAAAAAAAGAACGGGCAATATTTAAAGCCTTAGAAGAATACAAACACCGAAAAAAGATTTCGGATGAAGAATACAAGCTAAGAGTAGATTTTATAAAACAATACGGCACTAAAGAATGGCAAAAGTTGCTAGATATAAAAACTGAAATCGAAAAGCTTGAAAAACAAGATAAAGAATACTTTGATGCAGAACTAGGCAAGGTTAGATGGGTGCAGTTTTGGTGCTTTTTGGTTGCCGGATGGATTGCTTATTACATGGTATGGGGAGTTAAAAAATAATGGATGCGCTATTAGGAATACTTAAAGGGGTTGCGCCAGTATTAGCAACAGCCGTTGCTGGTCCGGCGGGTGGTGCGGCAGTCGGTTGGATAGCATCTAAGCTGGGTATAGATGACGCTACGGTAGAGGGTGTTACTCAAGCATTGACCGGCAATCCTGAAATGGCTTTAAAGCTAAAAGAATTAGACCTTGAATATGCCAAACTAGAAGTTGCGGATCGTGATTCTGCACGTAAAGCTTACGCACAAGTGGCTACCTCTGAACACGCAAGCGCATTAGACAAGTTAGTAGTTCCCGTGCTTGCTTTAGGCGTAGTTGGTTTAGCATTTACATTAATTGGCGTTCTTATGTTTGTTAATACGCCACAAGATCAACAGCAAATTATTATCTTTGCACTAGGATTTATAACAAGTGCCGCCGGACAAGTTTTATCGTTCTATTTTGGCTCAAGCCAAGGCAGTAAAGACAAAGCAAAAGAAATAGAAGGGATGCTTAAAAAATGAACCTTAGCGTAAACTTTACACTTCAAGAATTAATTGCCTCAGAAGTAGGCGCTCGTAACGGCTGGGATAATATGCCAAATGCTAACGAGATTGCAAACCTTACTCGCTTAGCAGGCCTACTAGAAGAAGTGCGTAAAACCCTTAATAAACCCATAATGATTAACTCAGGATTTCGTAACAAGCAAGTCAATGATGCGGTAGGCTCTAAAGATACCAGTCAGCACAGGATTGGTTGCGCCGCAGACATACGGGTTGCCGGCATGACTCCTGACGAAGTATGCCGAGCAATCATAGCTTCCGATATACAGTTTGACCAAATGATTCGGGAGTTTTGGGACAAGGATCGAGGCGGTGGTTGGACACATATTAGCGTGCCTAATACGGCTGAACAAACCCCAAGGGGGCAAGTTTTAATCATTGATAAGGCTGGCACTCGTCCGTTTACTTAAAACCAGCTAGAGGCTAAATCCCGCCGAGGAACAAATGGACTTTCTACTAATTCTATTTGTTCTCTTGGTTGCGGTAATAGTTTTTTCTCTTTTGATCTTCGTAAGTATTCTGTTTGCCCTAGCGCATCAGGACGAGGGGCGCTTAAACGATTCCCAGCACGCCAATAAGGAGTAGGTTTGCCTAGTGTGCGCACCCAATAATCTACATAAATCAAACTTTCTTGACTAAGGTAAGCCGTATAGTCATCAACTGCGCCTAAAGTAACCCCTAAATGCGTCTGCAATTGCCTACGATTTAGGGATTCTTTTTGCAACAAACAGATAATGTAATCTAATTTTTCTTTACGTTTTGCTTGCATACAAAATTATACAAAAATCAGAATGGTACATCATCATCAATTGCTGACAAATCGCCAGCGGGTTCTGACTGGGTTTTACTGCCCAGCAGATTCAAGCGCCCTACAACTATATCGGTGCCGTATTTATCTACCCCGTTATCGTTCCACTTCTTAGTGCGCAATGAACCCTCTACGTGAACCATATCGCCTTTACGCAAATACTTACCGGCAACCTCTGCCGCTTTATTAAAAGCGGACAATCTATGCCATTCGGTATGCTCAGTTTTATTGCCTTGAGCATCTTTGCCGTATGTTGACGTGGCTACACTAAAACTTGCAACGGCTTTACCGTCAGCCGTATACCTAACTTCGGGGTCTTTCCCTAAACGCCCCAAAATAAATACTTTATTTACTGAACTCATATCATTCCTTAATTTCGTTTATGCGGATTTGCGTGCTATCAGAAGTTTTGTATTGTGTCAAATCAGCACCTAGTAATAACTCTTTTTCTACCCTTTTCCAGTCGGTGCGCCCAGCAACAGTTATGCGCTGGACACGCACACCTGATCCTTCATTGGACTCGCCAACAAGCAATTCCATAAGCGTTTGTTTTTTCTCATCGTAAAGTCGTGTTGATATTTCTACAATTTCTTTAGCATTTTTATATTCTTTAACGGCTTTAGCCCATGCACGGTCAGTTCTAAGCCCTAACGTCTTCCAAAAGCTTTCCCATTCCATTTCAATAGACAGCCAATAGTCGGGTTCCGGCAACACATCCGTTATTACGTAAGACTGTAATTCGGCATCCCAAACAAAAAAATGACACATTTCTGCACCTGTAACCATAAGCTGGTGCTGGACTTGAGCATAGTCATACGGGGTTAATTTGCCCTCTAAAGCTAACTGCCAGCGCTCAGACCGGCAACCGTCTACCGGCACTTTACATTCCCAAATTAGGGTTTGGTCAATGTTAATACCGTCAAGGCTTGCCCCGTAGTCACCGTTTACATATACGGCTGGGCGCACGTCTACAAAATCACGGATATAGGCTTCACGGGCAATAGGCTCTTGCTGAGTGCCTTGGCGCATAGCGTTATTAACAAACCCGCTACCCCCGCCGTTTTTAATGCGCCGTATATCGCTTTGCCGTTGATATGGCGATAACCCCATGACCGCAGGAGTTTCGCTTGCCATACGCTTTGTACGCCTAAATTCCAGCCATTCTTCTGAGCCTTGCTCTAAAAATACTTGCGTAAGCATTACTCACCCTCTTTCTTTAGTTTCTTTTCTAGGGCTTCTACAATTTTGGGAAAATGTAAACGCTCGATCTCATGCAAGTCTTTTTTGCCATAAAATGCGGCAATCTTGGCATTGTCAGAATGGGTGGCTACGGCTAGGGTTTTGATGCGGGTAATCTCCTCATCTGTTAAGGTTGCTGGATGCTCTTTAGGGGCGTAGGATGCGCTATTTGCGTCATCATCATCTTGATAAATGCCAACAATTGCGGCAAGGGCATAACGGCGCATATAAGTAATGCTAGAACCAATGCCTTGCGGATCAAGTTTTTTGTCGGGTATAGGGCAAGTCATAGTTTGCTCAAGCCATTCGCCGGAACTATGCAACAAACGAGTAGTTAGCGTCATAATATTGTTCTGAAACTCGGCTGGCGCTTGCACAACGGATAAACCATTGCTAGACAATTGTTCCCGACAGGCTTCCCATACGGACGCTAGGTCTGCATATTTAGACTTAAAATACGGGTTAACGGATGATTTGCTGGCGTGAGTTAATGCGCCTTGTGCTTTGGCTAATGCTGTGCCTAACTCTTTTAGTGTTTCTGATTGCTTCATTTTATCTCCTTAGAAAAGTGGTTCAAAATACCAAGACAACAAATACGCCGTAAACAGCAACGCTATTACAGCCCAAATTTTTAGTAACTCAATCACGGTAGCCATTCTGCCAATCCTCGTGTGCGTGGTTATTTGCTTGATTTTCCCAATACTCGACAATGCGGCACTTGACCAACAAGCCTAGTTCAGTAATCTTGCGTTGTTCCATATAGTCGGACATGCTTTCTAGGTCAGAATCTTTAAACAGGCATTCCTCAGAGATTGCAGTCAGTATGTTTGCTGGGGTAAACGGGTTATATTCGCCCCGCATTAATTCGGCTACACGATCCTCAACAAACACATCCTCGTCTTCATTATCGTGCGCACCGCTTTCTAGCCATTTATCGTAATTGTGCATTTGATCTCCTAAAATAAGCTGGTTTTTACTACTGGGTTAATGGTCTTGCCGGTAACCTTACACTTGCGTGGGGCAACCTCTTTAAGCATACCAACTTGCAACATTTCGTTAACACGTCCGCATACAGAACTAAGTTCTAGTCCGGTAATGCCTACAAGTTCTCGGCGGGAGTAATCTTTGCCGAACAACATTGCGTCAAATATACGCATGGCTTGGGTGTTGACTTTGCCTTGCGCTTTATGCTTTTTATACGCATTGATTGAGGTTTCGGCTACGCTCACGATATACCCCCAGTCCGTAACACATATACGATTGCTGGGATACCAAAAGCTAGTAACCCGCCTAACATACCTAGTAAAAATTGTTTCATAGTCAGTCCTTATAGGTGGGTATACAAGCCAGTTTCTTGCTCAAATAATGGAACAAGCTGGTCGCAATAAACCATGTCATGCTGGGATACAACAGTTAGGTTACTTTTGCTAATTTTAAGAAATTTGACTACATAAGTATCAGACCAGTCGAGGGTAATTTTGACTGCGTTGATACCGTTGCGGGATAGACGTGCGGGTAACATAAATGCTAGACCGCCGTAATCACCGCCGGTTTCGGCTAGATTTTTTGCGCCAGTCATGGCTACAAAACGGCTACCGCCTAATTGACTTAATATTACTTTGGCTACTGACATATACACTCCTTTTATAAAAATCACATTTAATCAAACTACAACTACATATTAACGATATGTATAACAAAATGCAACAATTATTTACTCAGTAGTTACCCTATAAAACCCTACCTTGTTGCCGTTCTGATCGTATAAAGTCAATTCCTCTACGCAATCCGTAATTTGGCGTTGAATGTTACGTAACATACAAACAACTCCACCTTTCCAGTCCGGCTGAAATGCGTCATTGTCTAATGCAATTTCTAATATAAATTTAGTAGTCATCTTGTTCTTCCCATTGAGATTGTGGGCGTAAAGCTTGCCCAAATGCGTTATACAACTGGTCGCAACGTTCACACGATACGTCATAACCCATGTAAGATTCAATTTTATTGCCACAAGCACAGCGCCATTCACGCCCAACGCATCTGCCTTTTTCATCCAAAATTTGCGTAGTTTTCATTAGTCTGCCCTTGAACAAGCCCAAGCATCAATACCATGCTTACGCAACACAGCTACAAACGCATCTGTGCCAGCTTCTTTGACATCCATAGATTGCGTTGGATGACCGCATGGATTCCAAATTTGCCAGCCCTTGCGCCAATGTTTAGAACCAATGCCGTTTTTACGACACCAGTTTACAAAAGGGCTACGCCCGTTAGGTATTTCAGCCCATGCAAAACCACAGTAAGCCATTTCGCCATGCTCGGCAATAAACTCGTTGCTAGCTACAATTGATGCTGAAAGTGCTTCGGTATAAATTTCTTGAAAGTTCATAGCAATCTCCTTAAAAGTTGTAGTCATAAAATTTGCTAGGTGCATCAGATAAACCAAAAGTGCGCCCGTGCTTATCAGCCCAGCCCTTGCGCTTGTTTGCACGGATTCTGATTACTGGGTTATTGGGGTTAGAAGTGATGATCCATTTTTGATTGCCTTGGTTAGTGCAGATTGCGCTAAACCCGCCAATTTCCCAATTAAGTTTTACAGAGTTATCTTCTACCGCATCCATTTCACGGATTTCGATAGTTTTGTCGCTGACTACCCGCACAACTTCATAGGGGTTTACGTCTGACCAGCCATAATGATTTGCATATTTCATTTTCTTAAACTCCTAAGTTCATTTGATTAAAAATTACCCATTTAGCTTTGTTCAAAATCTGACGAGCTTCTTCATCCATACCGTGAGCAATACACTCTTGAGCATCTGACATAAGACCAGCTACAAACATTGGCGCACCAACCATTGATACGTAACCTTTATGACGTTCCCAAAAAATCTCAGGACGCTCGCCAAACATTTCTTTTTCTTTAGCTATACGCTCTTGGGTTGCTGATAATTTCATTTGACTCTCCTTTATTTAAATCACATTTAATTAACTACATGGTAAGTTTATTAATATGTATAACAAAAGTCAACGTTTTGTATCATTTTATTTATCATAATATGAGAAAGTTTCTTAAGCAAACGTATAATTGTGTGATACCATATGTTATATAACACTACGAGATTGCAATATGAACTTAACACCAATAGAAAAAGCATTAAGGCTGGTCGGCAAAACGCAGATGGCTAGAGAACTGGGTTTAACCCGTGCCGCAGTTTATTCATGGGCTAGAAAAAACAAAATACCAGCGCATCACGTCTTGCGGGTCGAACAATTAAGTGGGGTAAGTCGTTACGATTTAGCGCCGGAGATTTATGGTGTTGCAAGCAATTAGAAGTTGATTTATGATGTAGTTGTCAGGAGTGGCATCCTAGACAATCGACAAGGAGTAACAACCCCAGTATTTTTAGGTGGGGTATGTGTAACTTTAAACAGTAAGTGAGAAATCTCTTTGTCGGCTGTTTAGGGTTGCCCATGCCAATGGGTCATACCCCGCCTAAGAGTATTGGGGTTTTTCTTTTGGCATAGCTCTCGGTCACGCAAAGGGCAAGCGTGTAAATAAGAAAGCCTAGACGGGCTAGAGGCTTGTGGAGAAACAGCACAAGAGCAAGGGAAGACACCTTCGATAGCCGAATAGTTAGGACAAGCCAGCTATTCAGAGAGTCGCTACTCAATACGTCACTTGTAAAAAACGGCATTTGCCGTTGGTCTTACTATGGCTTTTTGTAATTGTTTCACGTGAAACTACAAGAAAGGGGTTTGTATGGAAATCATAGAATCAGAGTTTTGGCACATTTTGCAACGAGAGATCGCTAAGAGAAAGGAGAAAAATGTTTGAGGATTTTTGGCAACAGTATCCAAGAAAGGTCGCTAAAAAGTCAGCAGAAAAGGCTTGGAAGAAGTTAAGCGACATAGAGCAGACTAAGGCATTAAACGCAGTATCCCAGCACGTTAAGTATTGGAAGACAAAAGAAACGGAACACGAATTTATCCCGCACCCAGCAACATGGCTGAATCAGGCAAGGTTCGAAGATGAATTGGTGATAGAACCGCCTAAAGCTAAACCGGCAAAGGTAGACAAATCGTGGATGTTTACCAATGAGGGCATAGAGGCTAAGGCAAAAGAACTGGGAATATTGGGTAACGGATATGACAGCTATCAAACACTAAAAGAGAAATGTATAAGAAAACTATATATCGAGTAGCGGATTTATTACCCGCCTTTCAAGAAATTAAGGTCATGCTGACCAATGAACCGTGGATACTCAGCTTTCAAAAGTTAGAAGAAAAACGGCGGGATGTGCAAAACAGGCGTTACTGGGCAATCATGCACGAGATTGCGGAACAGCTAAAAATCAATGAGCAACAAATGACGGCTGAGGTATGGCACGAATGGGCTAAACGTAGGTTTATTGGCGTGCGAGAAATAGTGTTGCCGGACGGCGAAATAATAGTTTTAGGCATGACCAGCACAGAGTTAAGCGTTGCCGAATTTAGTGACTATATGCAAATGGTAGAGGCTTGGGCGGTAGATCATGGCGTAATTTTTAATGATTTACCCGTGCAAATTATTTGACAATTGGATAATTACGTTATACAGTTAACAAATAACAGGAGAAAACATGAAAACACTACTCATTGCACTAACCTTTGTATCAGCGCCAGCGCTAGCACAGTCAAATTATTACGAAAACCGTTATAACGGCTTAGGAACACAAATTTACGGCAACCAAGGGCGTTTAAATCAGCAATTTAACGGCACTAACGGTTATTACTATGACAGTTCTAGAAACGCCTATTACAAGCCTAAGAACATTAATCGTGATGCCGGATCATTTAGCGGTAATCAAGGCAACCTAAGCTACACTTATGACAAAAACCAATACGCACCCCGTTCTTTGAGGATTGACTAATGCTAGAAAAAATCAAAATTGGCTTTATTGCGGCATTAACTTGGCTTGTAACCCTTGTATTTATTGGGGTCGTAGCTAAAATCTGCTGGTTTTTTATGAAAATAGGCTGGGATTTATTGTGATTGATACCATTATTGCGGTATGCGTAGTAGGAATAGCGGTAATATGGTCCATATTGTGCGCAATTGTCTTAATTTTATTAGCATCCGCATATTCTGATTGGCGTAAAAATGTATCGAAACAAAAAACACCTAGAGATAGTAAGGCAGAGTCCATGCCAAGGATGCGGGAAACAAGATGGAACAATCGTTGCGGCACATTCAAATCAGTTAGCGGACGGCAAAGGAAGATCAATTAAATGCCACGATTATAGGATTGCGGCACTTTGCTACACCTGTCATTACGCCATAGACCAAGGCACCCGTATGACAAAACAAGAACGCATTGACTTTTGGGAAGATGCGCACAGAAAAACAATAGGATGGTTATTTGAATCAGGACACATTACCGTTAAATGATTGTAAAGATTGCGCCAATAACGGTGGCGTATTTAGCCTTAAATGCCCCCAATGCCGGACACGGATAGCGGTCAATGAGCCATGTAAACTTGCCCGTAAAGTCATGGTAGACGGGATGCGCAAATGGGGTTCTACCGAAAACTGGGAAGTTGAGCCTAATTGCGGATGTTTTAAGATTTGCAGACGCTTAGAAAACCAGCGAAACGCCAAGCGTGATTCTTGAGTTACCGTTCCCGCCTAGCGTAAATCATTACTTAGGGCGCAGAGGGCATCAAACCTACAAAACTGCTAAGGCGAAGGCCTACAACGTAGAGGTAGCTTTAAGGGTGGCTTTAGCTGGGCTAAAGGCTGGCTTTAATACACCTTTAGACGTTACGTATCATTATTGGATGCCGGATCAGCGCAAACGTGACATTGCTAACTATGAAAAAGTGCTTACTGACAGCATGGTTACGGCTGGCGTAATGGTAGACGATCATATTATTCATAGGCTTACGCAAGAGAAAATTGGCTTCTGCACGAATGGCAAAGTGGTCGTTATAATCAAACCATACGTGAGGAAGTGACTTTTCCCCAGCCTAAAAACTGGGGATTTTTTTGTTTACAAACGTAAAATAAAAGTGCCATAATAGTAATATGTTTGACGAAAAAGATATGACAGAACAAGAGTTTCATGAGTTTGTAAAGGCTCATGAATGGACTTTTGCCAAAACAATGCCGCAAATGCCCCATTGTTACGTAGTCAAGGACAAATGCCGTGATCTTGTAGAGTTTTACAGAGCAGTTATATATATACGCAAACACGGCAAAATGCGTAGGTTTTTCCGCAAAGGCTACGTTTATTACGATATGGCGCCTTACACCTATTGGACTATGGGTAACCCGCTTGAGATTACTAAAATCATCAATAGGGCGCTTTTGTGAGAATTATTATTCGTGCCGTGCCTGAGCGCACCGAGTTTATTAAATACCTACGCACCCATTTGCCTAATGCCGAATGGTGCTTTGATAAAACCCGCAACGCTATGGACACGTTTCTTGATGCTATGCGTATGGCTGGAGATGACCCGTGCGTTCACATGGAAGAAGACATTATTCTGACCCAAAATTTTATGACAAAATTAATTGGTGCAATCCACGAGCGCCCCAACGAGGTCATACAGTTCTTTTCTATGCGTAAAGATGACCTGACAAAAGGCAGTCGCTACGACAATAACTACTTAATGAACCAATGCTTTTACCTGCCAGCAGGTTATTCAACGGCAATCCATGACTATTACCAGTTTTGGGAAGATAAAGAAAAGCACCCTACCGGCACAGATAGCATGATTTGCGATTACCTAAAAGCGGGTAAAGAAAAGTATTGGATACACGTTCCAAGCCTTGTAGATCATCGTGTTGCAAAGAGTATGATTGACCCACGCCGTAGCAGTAAACGGCAAAGCCTAACGTTTAAAGACCCCGTATGATACGCACCATTACCGACAAAGATATACAGCCTTACCTTGCTGAAACAGAAAAGCTAGGGCTATCGTTTTGTAACTCTACCGAGTATTACGGTAAGTTTGTGGATGGTGTATTGGTCGCTTTTACCGGCATCCTTTGGTATTCCAAGAAAGCTGTATTTAAAAACCATTATGTTTTGCCTGATTACCGGCACAAAGGTTACTTTAAAGAGTTATTTCGATACAGCATGATTGCTGTGCGGGAACGTGGAATTAAGCTGATTGAGGCTAATTGCTCAGCAATGTCGTTGCCCTTGTATATCAAAATGGGTGCAAAAATCACAAAAGAATATAAGGACTGGACTCAAATTCAGCTAAAACTATGAAAATTTACGGCAATAAAACCGTTTACGATGCCGGTTTAGAGCGTATTCGCTGGCTATTTGATGAATTCCCGAACATTATTGTCGGCGTTTCGGGCGGGAAAGACAGCACCGTGGTCTACAACTTAGCTTTGCAAGTCGCACGGGAAAAGAATCGTCTGCCGCTTAAATGCTTATTTGTCGATCAAGAAGCCGAATGGGAAGCCACGATTGATACGATTACCGAAATCATGGAAAATCCTGACGTTGAAGCTAAGTGGTATCAAATGCCAATTAA